ATTGCTTTTGGGCCAACTATGTGTTACAATACATCAAACAACACAACTTGGTAACCACACATGCGCTATCTATTAATTGACACCAGCAACATGTTTTTCCGTGCGCGGCACCAAGCACATCGTGCCGCAGACACCTGGACCAAATTGGGTTTTGCCCTGCACTTGACATTGATGAGCGCAAATAAAGTAGCACGTGATCTTGGTGCTGATCATGTGGTATTCGCACTAGAGGGCAGGTCCTGGCGCAAAGATCACTACAAGCCTTACAAAGCAAACCGTGCTGTGGCACGTGGGCAGATGAGTGAGTCAGAAGCAGAAGAAGACAAACTGTTCTGGGAAACCTATGATGAACTGACTAAATACGTGTCTACAAAAACCAACTGTAGTGTTGTTCGTTGTGCCACAGCAGAAGCAGATGACATCATTGCACGTTGGATTGCTTTACACCCCCAAGACGAACACGTTATTGTCAGCAGTGACTCAGACTTTGTGCAGTTGATTGCACCCAATGTGAAATTATACAATGGTATCAACGATCACTTGTTCAGTCCTGCCGGTGTCACAGACGCAAAAGGCAAAAACTTGGCATTCACTATTGAGAGTAACAGCAAGATCAAGGTTGGCAAAGCCGATGCCAACTTTGTGCCTCCCATGGACTATCAGAAGTGGGTGTTGTTCTTGAAGTGCATGCGTGGCGATCCTGGTGACAATGTGTTCTCAGCCTATCCAGGTGTGCGTGTCAAAGGCACAAAGAATCAAGTGGGACTGACAGAAGCATTTGAAGATCGTGACCGCAAAGGCTATGCTTGGAACAACATGATGTTGCAACGCTGGATGGACCATGAGCAAGTGGAACGCAAGGTCCTGGACGACTATGAACGCAACCGCACCTTGATTGATCTTACTGCACAGCCTGATGAGATCAAAGCTGTAGTAGATGAAGCCATACGTGAGCAGATTAGCCATAGAGATGTGGGCATGGTAGGTGCGCATTTCCTAAGATTCTGTGGCCGGTACGAACTCACCAAACTCAGTGACTATGCAGATGCCATAGGTCGCTGGTTGAACGAAACATACAAAGGAGTATTGGATGATCGAAGCAAAACCCATAGTGGATAAAAAGTATTGGATCTTGAAGCAAGATGATCGCAAGGTGGGTGTGGTAGAAGCCCAAGATGATGGCTATACTGTACGCATTCATGATCAAGTTGGAAAATTCAAGACCATTCCCATGGTGCGCAAAAAAGTGGATATTGAATTCTCACCACCTGAGAAAACCACTCGGCCTGCCACGGATCAGGTGCATGGATTTGAAACCGGTTGCCGGGCATTCAATCCTTTGTGGGATGTCAAGCATCGATTGCCGTTGTTCACAAAAGAAAACAAATCAAAGTCATGGCATGCCGCAGGTTGGTATGCTGTGAAACAACATCGTAGTTGGAAACTGGTTCGCAACCCAAAATTAATTGTGTTGGAACGTTACCAATATCAAGGACCATTTCATACCCAGGAGGCAGCACGTGACAAATCCCTTTCGTGATCAAGAAAAATTCATGAGGGCCTGCGATCAATCCGTAGGCGAATTCAACAATGAACAATTCACTTTGTATCTCAATCTCATTCGTGAAGAATACAATGAGTTATTCGAAGCCAATGCCGAAGATGATCGATTGGAAATGCTGGATGCCATGATTGACATACTTGTTGTCACAATTGGTGCCATACACTCAATGGGCGCTGATGCCGAAGGTGCATGGAAAGAAGTCATGAGCACCAACTTCAACAAGATTGACAAACAAAGTGGTCGTGTTCGCAAGCGTGAAGATGGCAAGGTGTTAAAACCTGTGGGATGGGTGGCTCCCAATCTTGCACCATTTGTGGCAAGAAAATGAGTTTGCACATACACAGATTTGTAGACTCAATCAAGGCACATGAATCCCGTGGGCAACGGGACTTCTCCATGCCCATGCGTGATGCCAAAGACTTGCATGCGGACATTACCAAACTGTTGTTGACCTTGGAACAAATGCGTGAGCAGTCAGCTCGTGCAACAGAAGTTGTGGAAGTGCAGGTTACAGGAGGTAGTTTTAAATCTGCATAGTTATTGGCATAAATAAACATGGAGTTTAATATGTCAAGACCAAAGCCAACAGTGCTGATCGAGCACACCAATAAACAATCCTACAAGACCGAGCAAGTGCTGGCCTCAGAAGGTGTGTGGGCAGTGTTCTTTGATGCCAAGCCTATTAACTTAAAAACCAGCAATTTGCTCACACAATTTCCTGGACCCAAATACAAAAAGGTGTCATTCTCCAACCCTGGGCATGCCATCAACCTGGCCCGCAAACTCAACACACAATTCCGAACAGACAAGTTTTCGGTTGTGCTGTTAACGCAAGGGGATAAAATCTATCCCAATGCTCAATAAACTCACTCTCACTCGAGAACTCATAACACGTTATCCTGATGCGCCACCTCTTGACGAAGCCATGCGTTCATGGTGGCAAAATATTCAAGAGGATGGTGGCCTGCGACTCACATACGAAGGCTTCTATGTGTTTGAGAACTTGTTGGAACTCAGCAGTTACTCATTTGAACTGCCGGAAAAATTGCTGACTCCCAAGAACTTGCTGGCTTTAGACCGTAACATGACCTGTCCCTACTACATGGTCAACAATCGCAAACTCAACAAACTGGTAATGTTTGGCAGCAAGGAAGCCATGATGGCTGTGCTACATGGCAACATGCAACAGTTTATCAACAGCTTAACTTACTAGTGTGGTAATACTCAAGTAGTACACAAAAAGTAATACTTTCTTAGTAGTATATTTTGGTTGACCAAAAATGCCCGAAATGCTATAATACACACATGATGAGAAAGAAACGCACTGACAGAACCCACATTGTGTACATGATCCAAATTGGATTGGAGTACTACATTGGTATTACCGCTAAAACTCAGCGCACCATAAACATGTCGCTTCGTAGTCGTGTAAACAAACACATCTACCGTAGCCGCACTGAGGACAAGAGCTGGAACCTGTACAACGCAATCCGCGCCGCAGGCGAAGCCGCTGTTAACTATGCAATCGTGGACATTGTGCGTGGCAAAGATGTTGCACACAAACTAGAGCGCGAGTTAATACGAATGTATACACCTGCGCTGAACACTGATGTGCGTGTGAAATCGGTTGCACAATAATTGCCAAAGTGTTATAATAGTCACATACAAAGCAAAAAGGAGCCGCAAATGGAACAGTTCAAAAGTTGGGAAGAGATGACTGATCTTGAGCAAGCCCAATGCACTTATTGGGACATGTACAAGGACGCATATGGCCATCGTCCCCGCGGTGTTGACACCAGTGCCTGGACCCTGGCAGACTTTGAACTGGAGTTTGCCAGCTTGGGTGCTGTGATCGAACGTGAAAACGCTGATCGTCAGACAGCCCAAGCCCAAGCCATTGTCAAGTTCGAAGATCGTGTAGCCAGTCTCATGCACACTGGCGCTGACCGTGAGCGTGTGATTGCTTGGCTCATGGATGCTGAACACGCCAATGGCGATTATGACTACTTCTGTTTCACCCAGGGCTTGCCCTACAGTTATTTTAGAAAGGCAGCATGATGAAGTTCACCGTTGAATGGCATGACAAAATGCATCGTTGGGATGTGGTGCGTTGGACTGACACAGCGGAAGGTGCCCGAGTTGGTACCACTGTGGACCGATGTGCTACCATTGAGGATGCACAAGAAATTTGTAACTACCACACAGATATGATGAATCCAGAACTCTGGGCCGATGTTGGATGTGAATTTGATCAGGAGATAGCATAATGGCAGGCAAAGCAAAATCAATATATCTTACAATCACTGTCAAGGGTGAACTCAAAGCAGTGTTTCGCAGAATGTTTTTCAACGCCAGCGACTACAATGCGTTCGTCAAAACTGACGAGTTCAAAGCACAGTGGCCCACCACAGAGTATGACATTATCAAGGAGACATACTGATATGATGCCCGCAGGAAAGT